GCAAGTTGAATATAACCAAGTAAAGCTGCTAACGCATTCTTTTGTTTATTTATTTCATTAGTTGTATTAAATGTTTTTGTTTTCATTAGCTCTAAAGCTTCATTATATGCTTCAGTGCTTGTATATGTTTTCTTTAGATGTTGTGTAAATTGTTCGGATTCATCATCAATTTTACGAATTGCTGCTGCCACTAATAACAAAGCATCATCATTTTGTCCTAATTCATTAAATACTTCCATCAATGCTTTTCTTTGTGCTGACAAACCATTGATACTTTCTTTATAAGAATTTGACAATAGTTGATGTGCTTTGCTATTAGCATCAAGAGCTTCGGTATTTGTTTCTAATGATTGATTAAGATCTGCTTTAAGATGTTGTGTAAATTGTTCAGATTCATCATCTAATCTACGGATAGCTGCTGCTACTTGTAATAAAGCATCATCACTTAACTGTAGTTCATTAAATACTTCCATTAATGCTCTTTTCTGCGCTGCTATACCATTTATAGTCATCTTGTAACTATTGCCTAGTATTTCATGCGCCTTGCTATTTACATTAATAGCAGCAGTATTTGATTCTAGTAAATTAGTGGCTACTTTGCGTAAATCATTTAATCTTTCAATTGCTTCTTCTTCCTCTGTCATTGCCTCCAAAATTTCGTTAAATTCTTCATCTGTAACGTTAACGCCAAATTGCATAGCGTCTAATTCATCCAGATATTCTTCTCTTTTTTTAATTGCTTTATCAATTACAGCTATTTGTTTTTCATAATCTTTAGTTGTTAATTGTCCATTAACTTGTAACATTGCCATAGCTTCAGACTCAGCTTTAATTGCTTCTGTTAGCAAATTATGCTGTCTTGTTGTATTCGCTAATGCTTGAGCAGATAGTTTATAACCTTCTGTACCAATTATTTGATTATCATGTATAGCTTTTAAGTTTCGTATATGCTGTTTATAACCAGCATTAGTTTGTAAAAATGCTCTTGAAAGTTCTTGTATTCTATCTTTTAATGCAACAGCAGCATTTTCTACAAGTTGTAAATCTCTAGCATCTTTGAACTCAGTCTTAAGTTCAACGTCTATTGCTACTTGTGTCTTTAGATTTACTGCCACTTGACTGCTCCGCTATAACAGATAATACTGTAGATTCAATCCATTGCAATTCTGTTAGTAATTGTTTCTTGTCTTCTACTTCATATAAATTAGCTAATGACAGTATAACATTATAATCAAGTCCTGTTATACCTGCCATTGAATATCGCCATTGTGTTTGTATTTTACAAAAGAATAACCACGTCTCTAAATTCTCTTCCCATAGTTCATACAATGGAGATTCAGGGACTTGATATTCTACATCTGGTGCTAGAATAGCCAAGTCCCTTGCACTATCATCAATAACAGTTGGAGCGACCCATTGACGAGCCGCTCCTTCTAGTTTTTTCGTTTAGCTGCTTGCCCGTTATAAGCTTCTAAAAATGCAGTAATAACAGCACTTGCTACTCCTGGTACATCTAGTAATTCATCTAACGCACTATCACTAAATGGAATATTGTCAGTACCATCAGTTACAGAACCATCGGGCCATCCAATTACAATATTCTTTACAATTTGAATTGCTGTTTGCTCTTCATTTTGTATCGAAGTTGCTAACTTTTCTACTTCAGATTGTGAAATACGGTCAAATTCTACATCAAAAGTTGACGTAGTATATTTACCGCCATCAATAGGCACTGTTACTTTAACAGGCCATACAAACGTTTTCGATTGTTTAATCTTGAACATAATAGTTATTAGTTAGTCAAATACAATTTGAAATTCATCGTTACCAGCGGCACTTGGTACTAAAGCAAAATTGCAATTTAACATTGCAATACCATTGTCATCAGAAATAGTAGGACCATCTGTTAAATCAACATGAGTTGCATGGGTACTTACTTTTTGTATTTTAATACGATTACCAGCAGCAACACCATGTTGGAATGAAAGTTCACCACCAGTCGTTGCTCTTGGTAATACAACAGTACCACTTGCTGTAGCACTATTCGGTGCTGTATATGTAAATACATTAGCATTGGTTACAGTAACAGTATAACTGCCTGAAACCGCCGTTCCTGAATCAATAAGTACATATACCACGTCATTATTAGCAAGTCCATGTCCTCTTGCAGTAACAGTGACAGTATTCGTAGTCTGACTATATGTACCAGTTAAATCACCAACTGTACGAGTAAAGAAGTTAAATGTTTCAGGTAAAATACATTCAAATACAGCAGTCCCCGTTGTTTTACGGTCAATATATTGAATGTAGTTAGTACCTACCAAATCTCTAACTTGGATGTCAGCTCCTAATTGCAAAGTTAACGATTGCATTTTTAGTGTATTTTGTGATTGACCAAAGAAGTTAAACACTGGTGTATTTGCATTATTTACAACTAATGGAGCTGCTTGCGCACTGCTAGTCACCGCTGGTAATGCTGCGTCAGTTGGTGTATTGTACTTACCAGTCATGGTAAAACTAAACATTGGTATTTGTCCAACTGTAAAGTTAATATCACAAGTTCCTCTTGCCCCAGTAATACGATGGATTGCACCATCGATGTAAGCATAAATAGTAACACTTGTGAAAGAACCAGAAATCGGCGTAAAAGTGTAAGAAGTAACAGGATTACCCGATGATGCACTTGCAAAACCACACGCTCTTAGCAAAGCACCATACTTCACTTCAGTAGCAGCTGCTCCGCTACCCGCTACTTCAATGTCAAAAGTAACTTGAACACTTTTTGAATACAATAAAGTTTCGTAGTTACCTAAATACGGTCTAATCAAATTCCGTTCAACTGTTTGGGCTTGTAACGGCGTTACTGTTAAATTGGTTACTAAATGATAGTCAGCAGTACCATCTGGAACAATATCAGTACCGTAAACAGTTTCTTGCTTAACAAGGATTGCTTGTTTTCTAGTTAGAAGGGGCATCAGTTACCTCCGATTTCTTTTTTGTAGTTTTGACAGCTTCTTCAATAACTGGTGCTTGATCTAATGTACGGCTTCCTTCTACTAGCGTATAGGTGCCATCTCCATTGTTAACATAACAACCACCATCTACAATTTTACTAACTATTACAGCCATAAAACCTCTACATTGAATTTAATGGTGTTCTATACTTTACTTTATAGAATAACATAGATATACCAGTTGGTAAATCAGTGTCTAATACATCAAATTCGACTCTAAAAGGTATTATGTCAAATGCTAAACTATTTAACGTAATATCAGCTAGTAATTTGCTATGTATTGATTCTATAGTAGGATCAGCTAATTGGTCAGGTATATTACCCCTAGTAACCACTGTTAAACGTACAATTAAAAGCCAATCTAAATAAGGTAAAGACCCTTTCATCTCAGCTTCATCTTTTATATATTCAACAACTATAGCTGGTAATTCAGCTCTAGCTAATGCTTCAACCCGTGAACGATAAATACGATTGCTAACACCAACTGTACCTACTAAATTTGTAGCAATTCGTGCTAGTATTTGTTCACGTTTTGTTGCCATTATGATTTACTAAGAGTAATTACTGTAAACAATCCACTATCAATTGTTTGTGCATTGCGAACCTTATAATTGACGTTATCAACTGTTAAGGTATCATTGTATTTTTTATTGCCAAAATCAGATGTTTTGACAGTTAATACATACTCAGTTGACAATATTTGAAAACCCTCAGTATCAGGTCCAAATTCTCTAGTAGTATAAATATCACTTGGCAAGTCAAGGATACCAGTGCTTGTTGTAGTGCCATCAGTAACACTAACACCAAAATCTGCTAAAAAAACACTGGCATCCTCGTCAAATAACATTTAACCACCGTATTTTTTAGAACCAAAAGCAACCGCTGCACAATGACCTGTATTACCAGCCGAAGTAACAGCAGTAATACGAACATAGCGTCTAATATTATTAGAGTTTACTACAACCCTTGAATATAACGCTGTATTAGCAGCACTAACAGCCGTTACAGCAGTGCTTAATCCCGCAAACGTAGTACCATCAGCACTATCTTGTACAGTAAAAGTAACAGTATTACTAGAACCAGCGGCAGTGCTAGAAACAATAAAAACAATGTCACCTTCAAAATCAGTTAAGTCTAAAGCATTGCCTTCAATTACAGTATTGCTGTTTGCTTGTGGTGCAATTGCTACCGTTGCAGTTCCAGCGGTATTTGTAAGCAATGAAATTCTAGTTCCTAAAACATTAATAGTCATGATCCCTCCTAAACTGCTAAGTCAATAATTTTTGAGAATGATTGACCACGACGAATTGCTACATCACAGGTTTGTAGTAATCGTAAATCAACACTACCTGCTGAGTATCCAGAACCGTATGGGTTTGGTAGAATTTCTAATCCACCCCACATAGCCATAATCAAGTCGTTAAAGTTACCAAAAATGATAACGTTACGATTAGCAGTTCCTCCAAAAGCATTTGGAATCTGATTACTTCTAGCAACTGGATAGCCATTTAATGTCATTGGCACTGCACCAGTAGTATTAAGTTGATTAGCAGTCCACAAAGGTTCGTTGCTGCTACCAGTAGTCTTTAACTTCTTCAAGAATGCAACTACCCTTGGATTCGTTACATAGTACAAACTACCAGTTAACGCATTAAGGATTTCAATCTCATTCTCCATGTCTACTAACTTATCAAAGTTAGCAAACGTATTGGAAGTAAGAGTAACAGTTTTTGTGCCAGGTGCTTGTAATAACCCTTGAGGTTCACCACTAACACCACTACCATTAATTGCAGCTAAGTCAATTCCTAGACCAACCTGAATTGCTAAATCTTGCCTAACAAGAGTTTCAATGTCTGGAGTGGTTTGTTGCATTGCAAGTCTAGTAATTCGACTTTGTGCCCCAATTTGTTTTGGAGTTAAACTCATCAATTCAACAGTAATACCAGATTGAGTAGGACCATCTCCTTCACCAACCCAATAAGTAGTAGTCGCACCAGTTTGACGTGGAATAGTAACATTACCAACTAAACCAGTTAGCGTAGTAACGCCAAGTTGATTAATAATTGAACTATTCCGTAAAATATCAACAAATGAACCAGCTTGTAACTGTTCTGCAACTAATGCACCACCAGTTGAATAAGCACCGACTGCTTGCGTAGTACGAGCTAAGATATTATGTGGTACAAAAAATCCTTCAGTTGTTCGTCCAGATTGTTGACTTAAAGCATCAGAAGCTTCTTTTTCTAAACCAGCTTCATCCCAGTTACCTGAAAGACACGCTTTAATAGCACGAACAATAGAATATTGACGTTGTTCTTTTTGTGTAAAATCAACATCACCAGAACGTTGATTAATTGGCTTTACTGCAATATTCAAAACATCAAGAAAAGCAGACCTTGCTTCATCAATAGTTTTGTTGCCTTCAATTAATTGTTCAGCCAAGTCACGACGATTAAATTTAGCACCAAGAGCAGTGATACTTTTAATACGTTGACGTTCTTGTTGAACAACATCTGCACGTTGTTCCATAGATTGTTCCTCTGTGTTTTCCATAGGTTTTTCAGGTATAGGTTCATCAATTTCAATTGTACGACCAACACCAACTGACGGATCAGCAGGTATAGAAACAAGGGATAGTTCTAGTGGTTCCCATTCAGCAACTCTATAACCCTCACCCTTCTTTTTCTTATGATCACCCATTCTAAGAATGCGATAACCAACAGATACATTACGGATAATACCCGCTTCAACATCTCGTTTAATTTGCTGTGCAAAATCAGAACTTGAATATCTAGCTTCAGCATATCCACGCTTATCTTTAACATAAGCTTTAGTAACTACACCAACTAATTGATCAGCGTTATGATTCCATAATAAAGGCGCACCATCATTTAATCGGTCAAGTCTTACACTATCTATGTTATGATCTAAAATCTCTTCTCCAAAATTACGATCAACTGGCATTTCAGATGAAAACGAAAAACGCAACAATTCATCATCTTCAGCTTCTTGCTTTAATTCAAGTTTTCCTATTGTTCTTAATATTGTGTCCATTAATCCTCCTTGTCAGCACTATTCATTTGATTAACAACTTTATTAGCCCAAGACCTACCAGAATCACCACCCCATAGTGCCCATGCTATACGTCCATTTGATGGATAACCTTTTTCACCAGGACTAAACCCTTCGGCTTGTTTATCAACTTCATGTCTAGCAAAAAAACTTTTCATCCTTTTTACAGTTGATGGGCTAAGTTGTTTACCATTAGCAATATCACGGGCACGGGCAACGCCAACAGAAGTTCCGCCTCTACCAAACTCACGTCGCCATGCTAAACCTCGTCTTGCTTCGCTTTTTGCACCACTAGGAGGCTTAAAACTAATGTGTGAATATTTTTCAGGAATACGTTTATATTTTAATATATATGATTGTATAATGTCAAATTTTCTGTCTTCATCGTCTTCTTCCTCTATATCTTCTTCTTCTTCTTCAATATCTTCGTCGTCTTGTTCTTCAATATCCTCTTCTTCATCTTCATCTACCATATTTTGCATTGTTGTATCAAAAGACAATCCTAATTCTTCTGCTAATGCTAATTCAGATTGCCTTTGCATAAATACTTCTTGCAAATCACCACCACTTTCAGCAATAATTTGTGATTTTGTTATATATCCAGCCATTTCAGCTTCTTTGTATGCAGCAATTTCTTTTAATGGATCTACCCATGCCCACGAACGTGGTATAAATCGACACATTCTATAAAAGTCTGGATCTATTTCATATCTTGCTAATGGTAGTTCACCACTTAATACTGCAACGTCTAACCATTTGTAGTAAACGTGTTTATGAAATATTGATATTAACCAATGTTGCAATTGTCTATAATAATCACGTTCACATAGTAAAGCAAGTCTACTACTACTATAATTTGTTTGTGAATAATCTTGACTTATACCTTCATAACTACATCCAATACCAGCAGCAGTTGCTCTTAACATTGCTTGCAAGAAGTCAACAAATGCACTGCCACTTCTATCGTGATTCATTGGTGGAACAGTTACAGTTTCGCCTGGTGCTAGATACTTAAATACACCTGGTTCAAATGTTGTTACCCTATCACCATCAAAAGTTCCTTCACCAATAAGTTCTCCTTCTGGTGATTGAATAAAACCCATTAATGAAGCAGTTGCCCTAGCATTAACGACTTCTGCTTGCTCATAACCAGACAAATGATGCAATCGTTCAATTGCTGATGCAAACCATGTTATCCCTCTTGTTTGCCCAGGTCTATCAACAATATACAAATGTATTACTTCTTCAGCAGGCACTCTAATATATTTTGATGTTGATAACGTCTTTTGAAATAAATAATCGCCAGGATGACGCATACCTGCATAAAAATAATAAGCGGTAGGTCGGCTCCATTTATCAATTTCAACACCCATCCGTATTTCATTCCCATTAATTGCTGTGCCGTTATAATCATCTACACACAAATCAGCTTCTATTATTTCTAATGCAAATGGTATCTTACTATAGCCAAATGGTTGATATACCATTCTTACAAATACTTCACCGCTTTCAGCACATGAACGTAGTATTAATCTTTCAATTTCATTAAACGATAAACGTCCACCAACATCGCATGATTCACGATGACACCATTTGTGCCATTCAGACTCAATTAAGTCATTAATCCTAGTATTTAACCTGCCACTACCACGTTGCATTTTTACTTGTGATTGGAATTGAATACCATTACCAATCACATTACTTGTAATTGTTCTTAATGCCTGCCTAGCATAATCAGAATCTCGACATAATTGCCTAGCTCTATTTCTGGTAGCTTGTAACGAACTTCGTATTTCACTATCAGCATTTGTACCAGAAGTTAACCAATTTGCAGTAAATCGATTTATATTCGCACCAGCATACAATCTAGTACGTTTTTGTTTCTTGAAAAATCTAGTTATCGGTGTGTGCCATGCCATTAGAATTTCACAAATAAATTATGAGGATCACCAAGTCCATTAGCTTTCATTTCAGCTTTTTGCTCAACTATTACTTCGTATCGTAACTGATCTCTTAACATAATAAGATCAGACATTGACATTTTTTTAATAGACCTGTTACCTATTGTATATTCTTGTACTGCATTATTACTAACAATTGCTCTAATAGCAGCTACTACTGCATCTAAATCTTTCTTAGCTTGTGTTCTACCGTCAAATGGTGCTGTTTGCGTAGAAAAGTTTTTTTCAATTGTAAGTTGTCCAGCACCTAATGTAATCCTATTTATACCTGCTGTTGCGTAAGCTTGCCAATAATATACACTACCAGTTAATGTAATGCTCTGTGCCGCAGTTATTGTCGTTTCCCACCCGTCTTGATAAGATGTTGCTGTTAATGTTAAATTCTGTGTACCACGAACAGCATAGGTTAGCGTATGCGTAGTAGATGACACTTGATTGCCAAGATTGTCTCTCATGGCTACATCACGCCATGTAACACTATCTCCTGCTACAATTGTTCTTGGAATGTTCACACTACCAATGCTCAACAAATGAAGGATTATTGATACTATTTACTTTATCAGGTTTTGTTACAATTTTAGTACGTTTATTAACAAATTGTTCAAATATTGTCTTTTTATCATAAATTTGATATAAATGATTTAGCGCAGCATAAGCATAAACAAAACAATCTAAAGCTTCATTTCGTGCTGTTGATTTTTTTACCCATTCATAAATTGGAAATCCTTTTACATACCTAATTTGTTTTTTCTCACTAATAAGTTGATTGTAAAATTCATCGGTTAAATTTGTATGAAAATGTATATATCCTTCCCCAACATCATTATTAGTTAATCTGCCAAACAATGTAGTCTTAATTGTATCCGTACCAACTGGATATACTAATCCACCATTTTTTACAAATTGTCCCTTAAAATTTATATCAATCTTTGTTGGTTTACCAATTGGCTGTTTGTTCTTTTGTGATTGTCCTTTAATTGCAATAATTCCTTTTTGCCTTCGTTCTTTTGCATATTGATACACTTCATGCGTAAAATGTCCACCACTATCAATAGCTACTATATTAATCGATTGAGTTCTACCATCTTTGAAAATATATGGTTGTTTTATTATATTATCAATTTGCGTATATAAATCTGTTTTAGATGGATCACCATATATCTCATTGTGATCTAGTATCCACGCTTCTTCACCTTTACCCCATCCAACTGATAACAAAGCTATCCTGTTGTCTTGAACGTCTATACCCATTGTAATCAATATAATTTCATTAGGTAAACACTTGGTATCATAAAACTCAGCACGGTCTTTTAATATATTTACACCAATCTTGTTAGCATAGTCTTCTTCAAATGTTTCACCTAAAATTGTATTTACCCACGTTTTCAACGATGGTGCATCATTCTTTACTCTTAAAAATTCTTCTACAATATCTTTCCATGACTTCCATCCAAGCGGGCTATACAATGAATTAATGTGAAATCCAATAGCTTTTGTATTTGATTCTACAGTTGACATCCATAATCCATTTGTCAACATATAACTCTTATGATGCTCTTGTATTAATTTATGACAATTTTCACATTCATAAGCAGCCGTATTTGGATCATAATCTGTCCATTTTAAGTTCTTCCATGTTAATACTTGTTTGTGCTGGCAATAGGGACATGGTACAAAATAACGTCTTTGATCTGTTTGTAAATATTCACGTTCTATCCTTGAACTATCTTTTAACGTTGGTGTACTACAAATAAAGATTTTACGTCTTGGAAATGTAATTGTACGTCTTTCTGCAAGTGATAATGGATCACCTTCTCCTTCAACATCAGCAGGCCATGCGTCCACCTCATCCGCAAATAGGTATTTGATAGGCATTGACCGTAGTCCCGCCGCACTGTTGCTACCAGTAATCATTAATACGCCACCAGGAAATTCTTTGCTAAACAACGTGTTACCGCTATCTCTTGCTCTTGGTGGTTTTACCTTATCTCTTAAAACATTACTTTCTTCAATTAAAGTAGCAATACGTTGTTTACTGAAACGCATAGCAATATCTACAGTCGGTTGTATTGCTAATACAGGACCAGGGAATAAGTGCATAATTGCACCTAACCAATTGTTACCACATTCAGTCTTTCCAACTTGCGCACCAGCCATAAAAACAATACGCTGCGTTGGACTGCATGGTGATAACTCATCCATAATTTCCCTTAAATATGGCGTTCTACTTGTCTTCCATTTACCAGGTTCAGAACTACTTTTACTTGATAACATTCGATGATTGTCAGCCCATTCACTAATTGTTACAATCGGTTCTGGACGTACAAAGTCACTAAATATTTTATCTACTAAGAGCATCAGACAACTCCGTTAAAGCATCCGCAATATGCGTACTAATAATCATGTGTACTACATCTGGATCTGATTCTGCTGCTACTATGTAACTAATCTTATCAGCTATATTTAACATAGACTCTCTTGTTATTCTAGCTACTTTACTATGTAATTCTATAACTTGGTTTATTGGCATTAATTCTTTGCTTCGCTCTTCATAATCAATTTTTGCTTTCTCAGCTTTATAATACTGCTCTTTCGCTTTACTTACCATAAACTCTGGATATTCAATCTCAGGCTTTTGATTGATACCCTTGGCAGCATCACTATTCGCAGACCATTGTTTGTCAGCTACTTCACTGTCAATCTTATATTTACCATTCTCTTTCCCTACTTTTATCCTTCCAGTAGTAATCGCTTTCTTAACAGCAGCAACCGTTACACCTCTGTGCTGTGCATACGCACTTAAATTCATAATCGTCATAATATTTACTACATAACAAATACATTACCTAACACTATATTATCGTAACTCTGCTTAATTCAAACTAATCTACTATATATACTGCTTATTACTTGTTATTAATTACTAAAGTTAATAAAAAACATAACGTTTTATACCCTTTTTTAATACTAACGCTAGGCATGGGTCGGGGTCGAACGTCACC